CGTTCAGCTGGTCCAGCCGCGATACCAGCTCATCGCCGCCGCTGGTGTAGGTGTCCAGTGCCAGACTGTACAGGCTGGGGATAGCCTCGTTCAGCGCACCGATCTGCTGCTGGTAGGCCTGTTGTGCCGCACTGGCCGCATAGCTGGAGCCGTAACCGCCGGTCAGGGCTGCCGCCTGTGCAGCGGCATCGGCACTGGCGTTGTGGGCGTTCTGGGTGTACTGCTGGGCGTACTGCCGGTACAGCGGGTCCTGCGTATAGCTGTAGGCAAAATTCTCCCGTGCCAGCAGACGGTCCAGCACCTCATTGATGCGGTTCTGGTAGCTGCTCTGGTACGCCTCCGGGCGCTTGTCCTGCCACTCCTTCAGCGCGTTTGCGGCGTTGGTCACGCTCTGGCCGGGGCGGTAACCGGCCCCTGCCATGGCCTCTTCCACCTGCTGTCGGTTTTCCAGGCCACTGGTGTCATAGCCGCTCTGCGCCTCCGGCGCTGCCAGCTCTTCCTCTTTCTTTTTGGTCGCCATGCTCTTCTCCTTTCTTTTACAACGAATTCAACCGGGTGCGCAGCTCCTCCGACAGGTTTTCCACGTCCAGATTGGTCAGTACATACTGCAGCTGTTCCTGCATCTGGTACAGGTAGCTGCGCAGCGCTCTTGCGTCCTCCGGGTCCATGTTTTCGCTCAACTTCGGCAGACCCAGCCGGTTCAGACCGTTCACACTTGCCATGTTGCTTCCTCCCGTTCTTCCACAAGGCCGCCTTTGGCCGCGGCCAGATTCTTCGCCAGACTGCGCAGGGTGATCTGCCCTTTGCCCCGCAGGCGCAGCCGCAGGGTGCTGTGCCGCCGGGGCACCAGCGGCAGGTCATAGTTGCGGCGGGCCTCCCGGGCGGTCAGGCTTGCCACCGTCTCCCATGGGCCGCCGTCGTAGCTCAGCGCTACCTCCACCGTGCTGGCACAGGCCGCGTCCAGCCGCAGCGTCAGCCGCGACAGATACCGCTGTTCCGCCCCGTCCTGCCCGATGTCACCGGTCACCAGCTCAAACGACACCTGCTGTTCCACACCTTCGGTGCTCTGCCAGTCGCTCTCCCGGCTGGGATCAGCCGCCCACAGGGCCTGCCCGTCCCACAGATACAGCTGGCCGCCGGTGCTGGCCATGTCGCAGGAGCATACATCCTCTTCGTGCCAGAGCCCGCGTTCGGTGTCATACACCAGCAGCCGGGTCTGCCCCTGGATCCCGGCCGTGCGGGAGATGTGCAGATAATACCGGCCGTCCAGCGCACCGCCCACAGCGCTCTGCACGTTGGCCAGCCGGCTGGCGTCCAACACCGCCGACACCTTGGTGGGGATGCTGCCGTCCCACGCCATGACCCCATCCGGCGAGAGATAATACAGCGTCTCGTTCAGCACGCACAGGCTGCGGGCCGCATTCTTGGCCACGCCCCGGCAGCGCAGGGAGGTGAGCTGAAAATCCGAGGGCTTTGTGCCGCACAGCTTGTGCAGGGTGTTCTCCTTGAAGAACAACGCATAGCCCATGCAGGTGGCCGCGCCGGTAAAGGCTCCGTCGCTGCCCACCGTCACCGCATAGCTGTCCGCCGCAATGCCCCGATAGGAAAACCAGTTGGTGGGGTCGCCCAGCTTGCAGGCGTAGATCACATTTTCCCGGCTGCTGCAGCCCCACACCCGGTTGTCGCATTCGGTCACGAAGTCCAGGTCCGGCACCCGGCGTTCCAGCTGCACAGTCTGTTCCGCCGCGATGCTGCGGGTCTGGCTGCCGTCCAGGCTGGTCCACTGGGCCGCATCGGTCCCCTGCACCAGTGTGCCGTAAAAATAGTCACCCGCCGGGTCGGCACGCACGCACAGGCTGTTCTCCGTGACGGCATACACCACGCAGTCCCCGTCCAGTGCTTCCCACTGTCCGGCCTGCTTTGCCGCCGTGCCCTGCACGGTCACCGTGTCCCACTGGCAGAATTTTTCCTGTGCACCGGCCGCCGTGATGCGGCAATAGTCCAGCGGCAGCGCCGTCCAGTTGCCGGACGCCGCGCTGTACACTTCCAATGTTCCATCGTACCGCCAGGGGTGCTCTTCGTCCTCCACCTTCAGGAAGATCTGCCCGTCCGCCGGGCTTTCCGGCTCTTCCCGGCCCACGCCTGTGGGCGTGTAGGTCCTGCCCTCCGCATCGCAGGGAGCAAACTCCACGCTCTGGCCCTCCGCTTTCCAGCAGGCTCCCAGCGCCGAAACGCTGCCGTCTGCCGTATCAAAGGCGACCTTGTCCGGAAAGATCAAAATTTTCGTACCAAGACCCACCAGCGCCTTTTTGCTGTCGGCCACCGCATCGGTGCAGGTCACGGTCTCCCCGCCGTCGTCCGGAGTGTACACCAGGTCTTTCCCGCAGACGGTCAGCAGCCCGTTCAGGTGGTACATCCCATTCAGGCCGGTGAGGGTCCGCAGCTTCCGGCGGGGCTTGCGGGTGCTCAGCGCCGGGAAATCCCGGGACGAAAAATTGATCCCCGCACTGTACTCTGCCTCGGAGCAGCCGTAGCCCTCGTTCAGGCCCCCGAAGGCCCGCAGCAGGGTGCGGCTGTTCTGGACTCTGGTCCGGTTCGCCAGAACCATCTTATCCCTCCTTTCACCACTGCCAGCGGGTGCAGGCCCGCGGCGGATAGGTCCGGCGCAGCCAGGCCGCAAGCTCTGCCAGAATGCCATTGTACTGTGCCTGCTCCCCGGCGTAACGGTCGGTCTCGCCCAGTGCGGCATCGGTCATGGCGCACAGGTAATGCGGGTACAGGGCATCAAAGGGGGCCGGGGCCAGCAGCACATCCTCGTCCTGCAGGCCATCGTCCCAGGCCCGGTCCGCTCCCACGGTGTCAAAAGCATCCGTATCACTGGCCTTGAAAAAGCGTTCCCGCAACATGCCGTCCGCTTCCCGCAGCCACTCCTGCCGGGTGTGCACGGACACACGGCTGCCGGGCCGCAGTTCCTCGGCGCGTTCCAGCGCCTGTCCTACTGTCATCGTTCCACGCTCCTTTTCAAAAAAGCCCGGCGGGGCATCTCCCTGCCGGGCTCCGGTCCTGTTGCTTACTGTGCCGCGTTCTCCGCTGCCGCAATGCGGGCAGCGGTGCGCTCGTCCTGCATCTGGCTGTGTTCCAGCACCTCCGCCACTTCGGGCGGCACCTCCACTTCCACACCGCGGCGGATCTTGTAGTTCACGCCGTTCACGCTGACGAACAGGTCGCCCTTATAGCGGCTGTTGTCCTTGAACAACCGGATGCGCACGTTCTTTTCTGTCATCCTGCACACCTCCTCAGTTTGCGGCGGCGTTGGCCGAGTAGCTGGACACGCTCTCGATGCGCACCATGTACTGCTCCACCAGACGTTCGGCAGCACGCATGCCCTTCCAGCCCACCGAAGCGCGCTGGTTCAGCGGGTCGTCGCCGTAGCCCAGCTGCTTGACGATGTGCTCCAGGCCGCCGCCCTCCAGCTCGGTCACACCGTAGGCATGGGCACCCAGCACCAGGGTACCGAACACCGCCAAGCCGGTGGGGCAGGTCTCATCCTTCCAGATCTTGGCCTCGCTGGTCTCGATGAAGCGGATGTTGCCCAGCTTACCGATCTCGCCGCGGAACATGGTGTCCGGGTCGGCATACTTATGTACCTCAATGAACTCCTTGCAGGTCTTGAGGTCGTAGGCCGCATAGGGGTGGATGATGGCAATATAGCTGTCGCCGATGGGGTCGGCGTTCATGGCACCCAGCTGGGCCGCTGCCTGGAAGAACAGCTTGGGGGTCAGGGTACAGCTCTTGTCCAGCGTCTTGCGGCTGGTCACGGCGGTCTCGGTGCCGTCGGCGGCCTGCTTGGGTGCATAGATCACATTGGTGCCGCCGGCCAGCACATCGCGGGTGATGCTGTCCATGGTGCGGCCCGCCTGGCTGGCCAGCACACGGGTGGCCTGCACCACGTTGTTGTCAATGGCGGTCATCTGCAGCACGTCGGTCAGCGGGGTCCAGCCGCCGTACTGGTGCAGGTCGCTGGTGATGGTGGTCACGTTCAGAGCCTGACCGTTGGGGGTCACGCCCTCGGTCAGGGGCGTGGTGGCCTTGGGCAGGCTGTCGTACTTGCGGAACTCGATGGTCTTGCCGCCGTTCTGGGGCACCGGGTAGTAATCCGCGAACTGGTCATGCACCAGACGCGGCTCTGCCTGGTCGATGAGACGCTTCTCATAGAAGGTCTTCATCTCCTTGGACATGGTGGCCGTGGTGTTCTGCAGGTTGTCGGCAAACAGCTGGATGTTGAAGTTCATCATACGTTTTTCCTTTCTCTTGTCGGGTTTACAGTTCGATCTGAGCACCGTGCAGCACACGGCGCTCCAAAGCTTCGCGCTGGGCGCGGGTCATGCTGGCCACATCCGGGTGCACCGTGGCCGCACCACCGGGGCGGATGCCGTTTTCTGCGGGGCGGGCGGCCCGCTGCTGGATGCGCTGCACCACGCCCTGCTCCACGGCCTGTGCCGCACGGTGCAGGCTCTCGTCGTAGTGGGCCAGACGGTAA